TGATGGCAGTAGGCCATCCGAGGCTTTCTTGCGAGATGGCTTGATTGCTGTGGCTTGTCGAAGGACAGCAATAGCTGCAGGTGTGGCTTTCTTTGCAAGTGTCTTCATTCATTCTTCCCCTTTTGTAGCATCATCTGATAGAGAATTTCTACTTTAGTTTCTAATCTAGTAATGGAATCCTTAACACTTGAACCACCATTAGGCTTGAGTTCATTGAGGTAGTGCTTAACAAGCCAGCGCACTGCGCCAACAAAGCCACCGATGATTGTGCATACTGCAACAGCAACTGTTGCATAGTCTTGTGCCTGCATTAGACCGTCCTTATTGTGACCAGTAATAATCCACCATACCCAGTGAATCGCTTATCTGATGGGGTAGCATTTCTAAAATCCATTTCTTCGATGAGTCCAATAAAAGATTCACCAGTTCTAAAGTCTTCAATGCGGATGGTATCTCCAACATTTTCAATAGATTCCAACTGGCTCATACGGTAATAGGCTGCGCCTTCATAACCAACCTCAACACCGAAGTGATCTGATTCGTGGTCAAAGCAAGAGAGTGGATACTGGATAAGTCTCTGACGTGGGATAGCAGGCAGGGCCTTAATCTGGTAGCCAGTAAAAAGTGGCCCCTTAGTTGTATCAGTTGTTGAACGAGTCAATGTAAACTGGAAGCCAAGGTATTCTTGAGATGCCTGTGGGTAGTTAATGTTAATCTCTGGAACAGATGCCTCTTGTGCAAAGGTACCAATACGAAAGAAGTTATCGGCATAGTCAATGGAGTCAATCAATAGACCACCATTAGTAGTATCAATACGAGCCTGTAATAACTTAAAGATTTTAAGTTCTAGTGTGTTGTAGCGTACATAGCCTGTACGCAAGAAGCCTTCTGCCAGCAAAGTAGAAGATGACTCAATGTAGATAGCTCCATCTGTTCCATTGCCAGCATTACAAAATGCTAAGCGGTTAGTATCACCAAGGAAAGCACAAGCTGTTGTGTAACTAAGCAATGTATCTGCTGGGTTATATAAGTCATAGGCATAAGGGAACTGAAGGTTACCTAATGGTTGACCCATATCTACGCGGGTTACACCGACCTGACCATCAACGCTAGAGGCAGCCCAGATGTATCTGTCACGGAAACCAAAGTCATAGACAGGTTGGTCTGATTCAAAGATTAAAGCACCGTAGGTAATAGAGCCATCTAGCTGACTTGCATCAGCCATACGCATACCTTGGCTAGTGCCAATAGCCATATTGCCAAGGTAGTAAGCAATCTTAAATACAATCTCACCTACTGGTAGTTCTGCTGCAGTGATAGCACTGGTCAGCGTAGGCATAGCACCAGCAGTAGAGAGGGTAAACTTGTAGATGTTGGATTGGATACCTGAGTAGCCTGAGATGTAGATAGCAGCACCACTTGAAGTGATGCTAGTAAAGATATGATCTGGGTCATTGTGTGAATAGACTGCAGTTGGTAGCGCTGATGCTGTGCTTGAGAACTCATAGACCTTATCGTTGACACACATAACGATACGCTCTTTGGTGTACTCCATAACAGCGTTAGTTACAGTGATGCTGTTTTCGCTAATCATTAGAGTAGGTGATACAGAACTATCATCCGATAGTAACTTCTTGTATACTCTTAGTCTTGGAGTTCCGCTTGCTGTTACGTTAGTAACCCAATAGGCATAGACACCATCATCGCAGATAGCGTGTACTGGGTAGTCAGTTCCTGAGATGTAGTCAACGAAGTGAATAACATCTGCCACGCCAGTACCTACTGGGCTTACAGCAGTAGATGCAACGTTAGTTGCAGTCTTAGCATAGGTAAAAGTAGTAGTCGTAGGTATGGTTGTAATGCGATACTCACCGTTAAAGGTTGCATCCACTCCAGTAATAGTAATCTGCATACCGATAGATAAACCGTGTGCTGCAGTGGTAGTCAGTGTTGCTACATTTGTAGTAAGTGCTTTGTTGTTAATGGAGACTGTAATTGCTGGGAAGATCTTGTCTACATCAAACTCATCAACAAGAAGCACACCGTTATAGGTGTTGCTGCTCTTATCCCATTGGATAGAGCGCATTAACTGCCAAGGACGACCATCAGTTTTGATGCCACCAGTTGTTACGTGCTGGCTATCAGATGCCTTGAGTAGTGTCGCCTGTCCCTTGGTCCATACATCAATACCTTTAGACTCTGTGTACTGGAAGCGAAGCGACTCATCTTGGATAGGTTCAAAGAACTTGATGCCTTGTCCATAATGGAAAGAGCTTTGGCTTCGTAGCCACCAACCAGTAAGCGTCTGCTCGCCAGGCTCACGGCTCTGGTCAATCTGTTGCTTGCGATACTGGGCAGTCACACGACGATAAGGTGCATCATCAGAGTTAAACAAGAAGAACGGTAGTCCACCGATAGCGACATCATAGGCTTCACCTGTTGCTGAGTAGTTAGTAGATCCAGCAGGGTTGGAAAGTATGTAGGGTATAGCCTCGGTTATGTCGTGGTTATCAGCCATCTACTACTCCTTATTCTAAAAGGTTCACCAGGGATCTAGTTCGACCTTGTGCTAACTGGGTATAAATCTGGGTTGTAGCCACACTTGTGTGGCGCATAAGTTCTTTAACTGCAATCAAATCTCCGCCTGATTTCTCAAGCATTGTGGTTGCAAAGTAATGGCGAAGACTATGAAAATGCTTAGCATCAGGACCTAAGATGCGACGCATCTCTTTGGCTGCCCTTGCTGAGAACTTGTTAGCAGTGACCTGCCATAGCCTGTCTAATGTCTTATAGGACATAATCATCTCAGCCACCTTGGGCGCTATTGGGACTATTAGGTCAGTCCCACCTTTACCCTGCACCCGTAGGCTGTAGCCCTCATCGTGCTCTATTAGGTCTGAGCCTTTAATCTTGGCAGCTTCCATAGCACGAAGGCCAACCATCCCACCTAGTACAAACCAGTCGTGGTAGAGAGGCTTCGCCTCTGCTAGTAACTTGGCATACTCAGCCTTGGTAACAGGCTTAGGTACACCACGTCCTGGCTTGACCTGTGGCAGTTCATCTGCTGGGTTGTTGCCATTGACTAGGTTCATCTTATTAAGAGCCTTGTAGAGGCTCCTGTAGCGGGCTACATAGGTAGCCCTAGTGGACTGCTTAGTTACCCGTAGGATGACCTTCTCAACCTGCTCATAGGTAGCCTCAGCAGGGTGTGAACCCAAGCTCAGGATCAAGCGCCAGTCGTTCTTGAACAGTTGCTCAGAGAACCCACTGGTCTTGTACCTATTGTGAAGCTGCTCTTTGATCTGCTCTAAGGGTATAAGTTCCATAGGTAGACCATAGCACTAAAGCTACACGTTCGGTGTGGATTGTTCCGCTTGCATAGCGTCATAAGTTGATTTCAGCATTGAGGTAAACTCGTTGTTGCCTCGGTCAATGATTGCGTGTTCTACTACCTCGCCTGTGCCTGGTTGGGTTACTTCGATAAATCTTACATTTTCCATTTTACAACTCCGCACTACAGCCGATGTAATCTGCTGTGTTATTGTTTCTTTGTAAGGTACAACTTCTTCCAGTGGTAAAAGCGCCCGTCTTATCAACAGTCAAACCTAAATGATTAGTTGTTGTTCTGCCAGCATTAAAGTTAATAGCACTTAAACTTCCAATGTAAGCATCATTTGTGTCAACTATTGCCATTCCTGAATAATCAATTGAAGTTGGTGCTATTCTCATCGTACAAGGTAAATTAAATCCAATAGAAACACTGTTTGTATTATAAGCATATCCCCAAGCGCCAGTGTTTCCGTAAACATTGCCACCAGACATTCTGTAATAATAACGCTGACAAGCGGCTAATTCTCCTTGAAGTGTTCCGCCAGCGCGGGTAAAGGCAGTCGCGACTGAACCCAGTTCAACTTGTACGCCTGTTATTTCATAATAATCGTTTGCACCAGCAGTTCCGCTTGGGTTTGCATTTATGTAAACGGCTAGTTGAGTTGCTGAACTTGCAACTGTTCCAGTTATTGAAAAGCGTTGCCAAGTTGTTGTTAAAGTTATGTTGCTAGTTGCAACTGTTGCAGTTCCACTCCAACTTGAAGTTACATTGGCATCTGTGCCTGTTCCCGAATACAAAGTCGTAGTTAAGGCACTAGAGGCTGCCGAATAGTTTGCACCTGCTCTAGCCCAAAACGACATTACAACAGTCTTGCCAATCAGTTGATAAGACTGAGCATTTTCAATACTTTGAGCAAAGCCCATACCTGAAAGACTTGTGCTGCCTGAGGTTCTTTGGACTCTTGCACAGTATTGGATGTTTGGTAGATTTGTTGTGTCCGAAGTTGTTTGACGGCTAACGCCATAATGCGTTGCGCTTTCCTTTTGCCATCTATCTGCGGTGTATGCAGAGGCAGTCGTTACGTTTGCAGTTCCACGCTGCCAAATGTCCATCGCACCATTAATAACTACATTTTTTCCACCAGCCATTGTGCCTTGATAGCGCAAGCCTGTTGAAGTGGAACTATCTGCTACGAGGCTTTCACCGTTGTTGCCGACAGCCAACCTAGCGGGTGCTGTGGAGTAACCGAATAGATCACCCTTTGCTGTTAAGGGCGAGTTCGCCGTTGTAGGTACGCGACCTGTAGCCATTAGTTTCCTTCTTTCTGTGTCGTGTTAATCTTAGTCAAGTGTTCCACTTTAGTTTGGGCGTGTTGGTAAATCATCAATGGACAAGTTTGGATTTGTTGGCAAATCACGCAAGGCTTGGCGATAAGTTGTCCACGCTGCTTTGTCAGTAGTGGCATCGCTTATCATTGTCCAGTCGGTTTCTTTCAATTCAGAGTTACGCCAAATACGCAAGCGCTCCATTTTGTATTCCAATGAGATTTCTTTGTCAAAAATAGAATCAATGTATGACATTTCTTATGCCTTCCTATAAACGATGTCGAACATAAATCTGTCTGTTGTTGTCCAAGTTGTTGGAACAGTATTGGTCACACTGCTGCCCCAACGGTTTGGGTCGCCAGTTTCTGTTACAAAGGATAAATCTGTGCTTGGATTAATATAAGCAATTACTTTGTAAAACACATTTGCGGAATCATCAACCAAAATACTTCCCGTTGTTGGTACAGCAGTACCAAAACCACCTACAACATTAGCAGCAGCAAAAGGCAATGAAATCTTAATATTTCCTGATGCAGATGTTGTGCTGCCCCAGAATATAGTTCCAACGAAATGCACAAAATCTCCCGAAGTAGCGTAGGAAGTTGAAACGGTTCCATTACCAAGTGTGAAATTAGTATAGGTTGGCGTGTAACTTGTGTAAGAAAAACCACCACTTGCAGGAGTAGCCCATTTTAAGCCAGTAGAAGCGGTACTATCCGCCACAAGTATTTGGTCATTAGATCCGACTGCTAGACGAGCTACAGTAGATGCAGCCGTTGCGCTGAT